GGTGTCTTAAGCAAGTTAGCTAACATTGATTCAGCCATGATTATTTCCTATTAGCTGTTAAGTACGTTGGTAATGCTCAATGGCTGCTCATTTGCGCCAGCAGTGCTAAAGTATCCCTGAAGTGCTTCAGCAAACGCTCTAAGACGATCTGCCTCAAGTCCAGCAATATTACCACCCAATGCAGTTTCAGATTCAACACCAGCAATGCCCAAATCACGATACAACTGAGAACGTCCAAGTTGTGATTGTAGGTTTTGATTAGACAGTGGAGAAAGCCCAAGCATTGATGTAAGAATGTTTTCTTCTGGTTTGTAGGCAGCACCTAATAAATCTGAGATGTTTCCAAGACGTTGTTGCTCTAACAGCCCTGCTTGACTTTGAGCACCCAAGTAATCAGTAGCTTGTGTCTGCTGAATAGCTTTCTCTAAGGCTAAAGCATCAGGAGTACCACCAAAGGCCGCTGTCTGCGTTCCTAAGCGTCCCTGAGCGGCTAGACGGTTCTCTAAGGCTAACCTTTGCTGTTCATTCTGAGGTGCTCTAGCAGCTTGCATTTGCTCATAGAGTTCTGCTCCTGTTGGCCCTGCAGTACTTGATAAAGTATTAGCCTGTGCAAACAAAGAGTCTTGCATTGCTTGTTGTTCTGGATTCAATACAGACGAGTACTGTCCAGTTAAAGGATCAATAGAGCCTGTTCCCATGCCAGTTGTGATTGAGTAAGGAGTAAACCCTATTTCACCTAAGGCTGATTCTTGTACCCCTTCAAGGTCTGCTCCGGGTGTTAAGGTTTTAAGGTAGTCTGTAATACCTTGACCTTTACTATAAACACCATAAGCAGCAAGAAGATTTGCCGCATCCTTAAGTCCAAATGCTTCGTCACCCATCAGTAGCTCCCTCCGTCAACTGTGCCAACATTGGTTGTGCCTGTGACATTTAATGTAGACATTGTAACTGTTCCTGTAAATGTTGGCCCTGCACTATTCGATTTAGAATTTACTGCGGTGGCTATATTATTAAACTCAGTATCAATTTCTGCGCCCTTGACAATCTTAGCTGCATTGCCTGAAGCAAGATCATCCTTAGACGCAAAGTTTACGGCTTTTGTATAAGCTGTCATTAGACAATCCTTCCTAACAATGCGTGTATGTCAATTTTTTGAATAGAAAATGTAGAGTTGTTTATTGAGGCTGTAAGACCTATTTGCACAACAGTACCCGAACCGCTAGTGTTTACTCTTGGTTCTTGAATAACCACACTAGCGTTATATTCAGCAGTTGCTGTATTATATTCCGCTTCGCCATACTCAGCTAAGTTAGCAGAAACAAAGTTAAAAGTTTCTGTCCTGTAAGCAGAGGTATAATCATAACCCCAGTTAAGCGTGGCAGTTGTATTCTGCCCGCCAATGATTGTAATGTTTAGTTTTTTAAGAAACTTTAAATTTGATTGAGCACCAAAGTCTAAGTAACTAGAGAAGTACCTAAAGTTGTAAGTAGCTCCATTATCGTTATAGCCTTTGTACTCAGCAAGACCATTATTATCTCCAAACAACAATGTACCATTACGTTTAGTACAGAAAGCTCTAGGGGTAATACCCGTCCACAGCGTTGCTCTGTGGCTCCCGTTTTCTAACGCACCTCGCATATCAAAACAATAGATGGCGTTACTGGTAGGGAAACTGAGTAAATAGAAAGCTTCATCTTCAGAGTAAGCAGATTTAATAGGTGCTGATTGAATCAAAGCTAAACTCATTAGGTCTGTTCGTACATTCTTAGAGATGTCACGCATAGGCAATGACTTTTCTTGAATGACTCGATTAAAGCTACGGACACCTGAGTCTGCTAAAAAGATTAAGTCCTGTCCAGTGTTCTGTACACTGTCCCTAGCAAGACAACCAATACCACTAATACTATCTACTAATGACATTGTAGCAGGGTCGGTTGGGCCTTGGTAGATAAGGATCTGACGTTTACCAAAGATAATCAAGTAACCATTGTGAGTAGCTAGTGCTTGAATCTCATCGGACTGATCTGACCACACTTTGTTAAGATTGATACTACCTGAGCTACCTTCATCCCAAGAGAACCCATTAAGTAGGTCTGACCAGAAGATAGTTGTTTTAGCCCCGTTAACCGCCCATAAGCGTCCAAAGCCAGCAATAACTTCATTTCCGGTAGGTACAGTGCCTGAGTAGTTTGCATGGGCTGAGACAAGCGCACAAGTGGTTCCATCGTAGGAGATAGGAGCTTGAGAAGCTTGGAATAAGAAAAGAAAACCATTAAAGGTAACACCTTTCCAATTGTCTCCAGTAATACTTGCTCCAGCAGGAGTAATGTCTACCAGTGTATCATCAGTAACAGTAACAGTAGTTACCTTAAAGATCTTGTTGTTACCTGTCACCACAGTAATTAAACTACCATCAGTATCTAAGAACTCAAAGATACCTTGTAGTGGTGCAGTTCCTAATGCGGTGTTGCTTGTTGTTTTAACTTCATAGCCCTTTCGAGCACCTATGCGTCCAAACTGATCAATTACAGCGTTCTCAGCAATCAAGCAATACTCAGTGCCTGAGCTAATCGGGCTATCTTGGGTATTGATACCCGCAAAGCCCGGTGCAGCAATTGTAATGTTGTTAAGTTGTTGAGCCATTACACATATGTCCAGATGGTTTCTTCAGGGTGCTTTTGTGCATCTAAGGCTATTGCATCGGATAGGGACTGTTGAGCAAATAAGACTTGTTCTTGTGCTGATTGACCACCTGACTCACCACGTTCACGTAACGCATAAGCATAGGCCCATTGAATCACAGGGTCACTAGGTATAGCTAACTCAGTGGCATCGTCTACACCATCTTCATAAACCCAACGATCAGTACGAAGAACTGATTCAAAGTTTAACGTGTAAACCCCGGCTGGTTTAGGGTACAAATCTACTTGTGTGTCTCCATTAGAATCAACACCGTTAAAGCTATAGTACGATGGAGGTGCTTTAGGTGCTGTACCAGCTAAGTAAGCATTTGACATCCAAGCAGATGTTTGGTATTGTAGTGTCCTATTGTTTGTATCGTCAATAACACGTAAGACTTTAATCCTCTGACCAGAACCAGTAAGGACATAACTAAAGAGATCTTCTTGAGTGGTAGCTACCAGAGTACTTCTAAGTGCTGACCAATCCCAAGCGTCTTCACAGTACCTTTTAGCATCATTGACAAACTCTCCTATTAACTGAGAGTAACTTGTAGACGCAACAGTTGCTGGCTTAGTCTCCCTAAGCCTTACCATCACACTGTTTACTATTTGTAAATAATTCATTTGATACCTCAGTATACACTATATTTGATTGTTTGTCAAGTAAAAGTTATGTAGGAATGTCAATTGTTCCTAAGTCTCGTAATCCTTGAGCAAACTTATATTCTTGTAATGCTCTCTTTTCTTCTTCTTCATCATCTTTTAACAACCCTGCAAAACGAGCTAGTTGTCTACTAGGTAAATTCAAATCTAAATCAATATCTATGTCAGGGGTTTCTATGTCTACTTCAGGAACCTCAGGAGTTTCAGGAACCTTTATGTCTACTTCAGGAATCTCTAGGTCTATCTCAGGAATTTCTAGGTCTACCTCAGGAATAGAAAAACTAGGTAGTTCTATTTTGGTAATTTCTGGAATTTCTATAGACGGCATTTCTATAAATTCTATTTCTGGCAAGGTCATGTCTATTCTGTCAGGAAGTACTATATCAAAATTACCAAAGTCCCCATCAAAATCTCCCGGATTAAACTGTAAGTTGCCTAACTCCACACCAAGATCAACATTAAGGTCTATACCTTCAAAACCCGGAAGTTTTGTAATGTCATCAAAGCCCCATCCGTTATCCCAAAGATACTTACCAGCAAGTTCAACAGTTGGGAAGTTGTAGTCAGGAAGCTCAGGTAAGTCAGGCAAGTCTATTCCAGTTAGTCCTGAAAAGATATTCTCAAGATCAACTCCAAATCCTGATATTTTATCTCTCGACAAAGATACAAAATCTAGTTCACCTTCTTCAGTAAAGTATGTGTTTGCTGCATTAAAAACAGCCTCACCAAAGTTCTCACCTTGGTCTAATGACTCAAGTCCTTGAAGCCCTGCTTTAACAGCCGCAAGTTTGTTTGTTGTATCTTGAGTATATGGGCCTTCTGTATCAATGGGTAAATTAAAGACATGTTTAGCAGTAAAGTCACCAAGGTTGTTTGCAACGGCTGTAGAAAGTTCGCCAGTTTCGGTATAGTCAATTAGAGTGTTGGTTAAGGCCGCTACATCGTCTGGGTCTAACTCAAAATCATTAGCAACACCACCTGTTAATCCTGCAACTAAATCTTTCTGAAAAATATTAAATACCGCATCAGAAAACTCAGCACCATCGGCAACCTGAGCACCAACGGACGCTACTTGTCTAACAAGCCCGTCTGAGGCAATACGGGCAGCATCTGACAATACTGTTGGTTCAACATTAACGGGCATTGTACCTGCGTTAATATCATCAAACCCAGCACCACCTGTTGTTGCTGCTGCTTGACCTGCTTGAAATATATCAGCACCCGCAGTAGCTGCTGCAAGCCATTGACCCGCAGATATATCATCACCGTCATTAGCAGTGGTATACAGATCAACAGCAGTTGCAACTCCACGGGTAATTGGATCAGGAGACACTGCTGCAATAATTTTAACTATTGCTCTAACATATTTGTTTTCTAAAGCAGCGTTAGCATCATCCCCTGCATCACGGACAGCATCTTCAAAGCCCGCACCAAAAGCTACAAGAGAGCCAACTGTTCCACCCGTATCGTCCATACCGCCAACATCGTCTGCAACTTTTTGGATTGCTTGTGCGGTTGTCTTAACAGATCGAACAG